TTACAGGTTAATTTTTATTGAATCGCCATTTTGGAATTCTACTTCGCAGTAGGTTTCCTGAATGGTGATTTTTTTGATTAGTTGCCGGACAAGGTGTTCATCGAATTCATTGAGTTGCTTACTATTGGTATCAATAAAATTTTGTAGGTTAACATTTTTCTGAACGACTTCATTTTGCCGGTCAAGGGTTAATTGAAGTTCATCGCGTTGTTGCTGAACCTTGTTGAACTCACCCGCAATTTTGTCATAGTCCTTGGAGTGGGGTGTTTGGTTGATTAAAAGAATTTGTAGGCGGTCCAGTTCACGGTCTAATTTGGTTGCTTGTTCTTCATTTAATTGGCTAATCGCATGACGGATATTATTTTGAAGCTTGGCCCGGAAGGCTTTGTTAGGTTCAATAATTTTATTAAAGGCTTTTAGGCAAACTTCTTTTAATTGTCGTTCAGAGATAGCGCGTCCATGGCAAGTCACAAGATCATGGTCATGGCCAGTCATACAAAGCCATTTTACAACTTGCCCATGCTCATCAGAGTAGTTGTAGGCAACACGGTGATAAATATCTCCACATCGGCCGCAGAATACTTTTAGGGAAAAGCAGGTGCGATTATTGTAATGTCTTGTTTTTCCACAGGGAACCTTGATTCCAGCCCGACGACGTTTTCTTTCTTCTTGCACTCGGCGGAAGAGATCTTTAGGGATGATCGCCTCATGGTCATCTTTGATGTAGTACTGAGGCATAATTCCTTGGTTGCGAATCCGTTTTTTGGTTAAAAAGTCGATGGTGTACGACTTCTGTAAAAGGGCGTCGCCGATATACTTTTCATTTTTGAGAATAGAAGCGATATTGGAATCGCCCCATATAGTGTTACCGGCACCGTTTGGAATGCCATCAGCGGTTAGGCGCCGGGCGATTTGCTTGCAAGAATATCCCTCCAAGTATTCGTAGTAGATGCGTTTCACTATTTTGGCCTGTTCAGGGTCAACAATCAGGTGGCCTTCTTCATCTTTGGTGTAGCCAAGGAACCAATTATGGTTAACCATGACTTTTCCTTGTTGATAGCGGTATTGCAAGCCGAGTTTAACGTTTTGAGATAAAGATTGGCTTTCTTGCTGGGCTAGGGAAGCCATAATCGTTAAGAGGACTTCACCTTTGGCATCAGTGGTTTTGATGTTTTCTTTTTCAAAGTAGACGCCGATATTCTTATCTTTTAACTTCCGGATATATTGAAGGCAGTCCAGAGTATTTCTAGCAAATCGGCTGATTGACTTGGTAATAATGAGGTCGATTTTGCCGACCATACAGTCATCAATCATTTGGTTGAACTGTTCCCGTTTCTTGGTGTTGGTCCCTGAAATACCATCATCAGCGTAGACTTTTACTAGGTCCCAGCCATCATGGCTCAAAATGTAGTTAGTATAGTGGCTGACTTGGGTTTGGTAACTTGAGTTTTGTTCTTCGTATTCGGTGCTGACCCGGCAGTAGGCCGCTACACGTAATTTAGGTGTTTCTTCTCCAATGAGTTCGGGGTTACTTCCTACCCGGCGACGAGCAGGAATGATTTTCATTTTTTTATTAGGCAATTAGCTTTCCTCACTTTCAATTAATTGATACATGTACTCCGCTTGTTTGGCAGGAAGTCTGTATCTATGATGTGATCGATTAAATTTAAATTTGGTTTGAACATAGAACTTCACTTGATGTGATGGTAGATTAGTTCGGCCAAGTTGAATGGCTCGATTTTTGAGTTCGGTTTGGACTTGTTCAAAAATCTTAGGGTTAATTAACTGCGGGTAATCGTCAGTTCCCAAGTAGGTTCGATTAACCAAAATTCGTTTAACAGCGCCGTGGAACTTAAAGCCATTATTCAAGGTTACGTCAGTTAATGTTTTAGCGCTGAGGTAGTCCTTGAAGATATGCTTCACACGCTTACCGTTAACGGGATCAATTTCAATCTTGCCATCACTAATTCGATAGCCGAAGGTTACTGTACTCATTAATAATCAGATCCTTTCTGGTAAACTTAGCCCGCAAAATAGGTTGAAGGTTAGATGCGAGTTATCTTGAACCGTAATGTTATCCACGGTTTGCTTAAAGAGCTGCCCATCAAATGTAGCTTGAATGCTGTGATTGTTTACGTAGTTGAGTAACCCACGGGTAGCCAGAATTAGATTATCGTTTTCGCCAAAGGTCGATCGTAATTTACTTAGTTCTTGGCGGTATTGATTTGAACGGGCAATCAGCTCCTTGGTCTTAGTCATCATTTCGTTAGGATCGATTAGGTCTTGCGACAACATGGTCATCAAGGTATCCCGTTTTTCAGTTGCCAGTAGGATTGACTCTTCTAGTTGTTCTTTCATGCGCCGGTATTTACGATTCTCAGGCTCATTACGTAGTCCCTGCAAGTATGGATTGAGTAGTTTGTTCTTACTGAAGATGAGCTTATTAATCATTGTGGTAAAGGCCACTTCAATCTGACGTTCATCAATGGGCTTAATCGGGCAAGCTTGGCTATCTTTGATGTGTTTTTGGCATGACCAGGTGACCCGTTTAGCTTTCTTCTGGCGCTTGAACTTAGCCCCACACTGGCAGATTAGCTTACCGGAATACAGATAACTTTGCCGATACTTTAGACTTCGTGTCTCGGTATTCCTATGTTTGGCCCGTTTAGCTAATAATGATTGAGTCCGGTCAAATTCA